AATACCACCAGTACCAGGAAGAATTCTTCCACCACCACCACCGGTGCCAAAACCGGAGTTCACGTCACCCGGAGTTCCATTAGAACCAGATGTGCCTATTGATCCACCAACACCGCCCGATGTAGGTCCTAAAAAGCTCTGCCGTTGTGAAAATCCGCCGTTGCCGCCTCCTGCACCGCCGCCGCCACTACCAGCTGCGCTGCCAACACTTGGACTATAAAATCCGCCTGCACCTCCACCTCCTCCACCACCAGCAATATACGCACCAGAGTTGTTGATTATGGTTGCATTAACTCCTAAAGAAATTGCTGGACCGCCTGATAGGCCAATTCTACCACTTGTGTCTGAATTTTGATAATAATTAAAACCACCGGTGCCACCTTTACCAATAATGTATCCATTATTTGTTATTTGAACGCCGCCAGGAAAAGAGCCTGTTATAGTCAAAGCAGCTGTACTGATACTATCTGACCAAATATATACACTAGGATTAATTGTTACTAAAGCTTGAGAAGCACCATTCCAACCATTTGCTAATAGGTATGTTCTCAAATTTAATTCTTGTTGATTTGTAGTTATAGTAAATGATTGTGCACTAGATTTACCATAAAAATCAGCAGCAACACGAATTGCACCTGATGGTACGCCAGCCAATGTTCGTGGTGCTGTGGCACCTAAAGATATCATTGATGTTGCTGTGTTACCTAATTCAACACCAATATCACCACCCATTCGTATTGCACCACTTGCCGGTAATGCCATTTTACTTTAACCTTTTTTTTATTTCTTCCACTTCATCAGCCAATTCATTAATCGCTTGAATAATAATACCAGCAAGTTTTTCATAACGAACTGCTTTATATCCATCTTCTCTAATTGCAACCACCTCAGGTAGTACTTGTTCAACCTCTTGTGCAATTACTCCTGTATCATGTTTTCTTACAAAATAATTATCTTCACCACCTCGTTTTTCAATAACTTCATCTTTCCAATCAAACACAACGCCACGCACTTTGCGTAGTTTATAGAGAGCATTATCAATTTTTTTTATGTTTTCTTTAAGTCGCTCATCAGAAGAATAAAAAGCAGTGATTTCATTGGTTGCACGAATTTCACCAGCTACGTTAGATGACGCTGTGCCTACACCCAAAGAATTTATTCGATAATTGTTGTTTTGAATTAAAGAAGTAGCAGAAGTAGCAGAAGTAGCAGAAGTAGCGGATGCAGCTACTCCTGTAATACTGTGTGAAAAAGTTATTCCTGAATTCACCAATGTGTGAACAAAACCTGTTGTTGCTAATTGTGTATTACTGGTACTAACAGAAGGAGTTGAAGATAATGCAACGCCTGTGAAAGATGGATTTGCCAAAGTTGCTTTACGAGTTTCTAAATCTTGAATTGCCAACTGAATTGTATTTGCCGAAGAATCAATACTACCAAAAGGCGCAGTGAATGTAATATTATTGGCATAATAAGGATTGTCAATAAACCCGTCTACTTCAACTAATATGGCAGTACCTGATGGTGGAGAAGAAGAAAAAGTAACTATTGTATTACTTGTTTCTGTATATTCTGATGCAAACTGACGAACAGTTCCTGTTGGTAATAAAGCAGTTAAAGCACTGCTGGATGATGTTGCACCAGTTCCTCCTTGCGACAATGCTAGAGGAGATGTCAATGAAAGGCTTGCAAAAGTAGGAGAATCAGATGTTCGCAGTGCTTGTGGTGTATTAATTGTTAAAGATGTATCGGATCCAACTACCGTAACACCATTTGTGCTTTGAAATATTATTCTACCATTAGATGTTATCACTGAACCAGAGGTACCAAATACGGTATTGATAGAAGTATTTGCACGATCATATGCCAAACTAATAGTAGTGTTCTGTGTTGTGTTTACACCTTGTAATGTGGTGATATTTGTATTCTGTGTAGCATTAACACCTTGTATAATAACTGTATTAGCTTGAGCAGATAAAGCTATTTGTCGAGCTACATTGTCAACTGAAGAACCTCCAGCAAGTGTAATGGCTAAATTATATGCGTTTGCTGCTAATATATCATAATAATCAAAAGGTAAAGGATCAGATAAATTTGTTGTTAAAATAACGTCACCAGGAAAATAAACTCCATCAGTCTGAACATTATAACCAGATGAATTGGCCAATAAATCAATTGTATTTGAAGATAAAGGTAATGTATATGTGGTCATTATGTGATATTTGATGTTAAGTTTGCAACTAAATTTGGAGCCCCAATAATATTATTTAATAGATAAGATTGCGTTCCACCTAAATTACTAAATTGTTGCATAAAAGCTTCATCTTCTAAAATTTGCATAGAATTTTGATGAAAATTCCAATCTTGTGTTCTTCTGGTGTTTAAAATTGACGTTGTTGAAGAAATATAATTTTCTAAATTAGCTACTTGTGAACCAGTCAAGGTACTATAATAGTATGTATTTCCATATTCATCTGTGCCTATTGCTATACTGTTAGATAATTGTGTATTAAAAATTTGTAGTTGTTCATCATTAGCTTTTAAAATATCAGGTATAAAAAGGCTAGTAAAGGAACCTAATATGATATCAGTATTTGGTTGAGGTTCATTAAATTTGGCTAAATTAATTAAAGAAATTTGGCCAGTGTTAAAAGAATAGTCATATGATGGAACATCAGGACTTTTTACAATATTTAAACCTGAAATATTATCAGTATGTGATTGAAAAGAATTCAATGAAATAATTAAATTATTGGCATATGCAAATACAGTTGTAAATTGAGTGTTTGCATTTGACACAGCCAAAGAATTAATTGCTATATTTGCTACACTAACCAACATAGAGTTAGTATTAATAGTGGTTGGATTCTGAAGATAATCACCTCTCACAATTGGGCCAGATGCAATACAATTGGCTTGCCAAGGATATATTGTTCCGGAACTACTAGCAATTAAATTAATAGTATTACTAGCGTTAGGTGATAAGTTGTCTGCATCACCAAATCGTGATGTATCAAAATTTAGTTGATATCTGTTAAATATTGTCATAATATTTTATTCAAGGCATAAAAGTAATAGGTGTACCAGAAGGACCTTTTGGTGTAGGATGAATATGTGTATTGTATATGATTCTCATTATAGGTGCACCACCAGTCGGATCTAATAATAATCCACCAAATACAGCAACAGTACCAACAACTACTGGTGCAGTAACTAAAACTGAAGCGTTAACCACTCCAGGAACAGTTGGAGTGGGCGGAGGTACGCCAGCGTTAATGCCTCCTAGTGTAGTTATTCCAGCGACCGGATTTGCTGATCCTGGAATGCCGGCATGAATACCAGTACCAGCTGTAACGGAACCTATTGAATGCACCGAATCTCCTTCAATTGCACCACTCACCGAAACGTCAGAGTTTACTTGAATCACATCGCCAGCCAAAAATGAAATTCTGCCAGAAATTGGATTCAATACTTGCACACCCATATCTCCACCAGAAGATATATTTGTTTCACCCTTGACAACCAAATCATAATTACCTTCGACTAATTGTTCAAAATTTCCTTTGATTCGTTGTGTACAATTACCTTTAACTTCTAAAACAGAGTCACCTTCAATAGTTACTGTGCAAAAGCCTTGTACTAAAACCTTTTTATTTGATACGGTGATTTCATATCCTTCACCCATAACTTTATGAACTTCGGTTCCGTCTGGCCGAATCTCTGTATATGTGCCTGAACGGTGTTGTGTACGAATACGTTCAGCTCCAGGAGTATCATCAAACTCCTGAAAATGACCAGATTCAGTTTGCATTACATTATTGTAAGGATATTTTGCGTTATAAGCCGATGCTGGTTCAGTCCATGCAAAAACACCTTCTGGTGTTGGTGGTTCTTTTATTAATTCTGCCATTATGCCATTTCGTATGTTTTAGTAGTATCAAAAGTTGAATATAATTCAGAAGCCAAATTTGCAGCTTGAGTATCTGTTAGTGTGGTGCCAGACGGATTCATAATAGAACTTAATGTTGTTGCAGGTAAAGATGTAACCTGTGTCGCTGTTGAAACAACTGTTGTGACTAATGATCCAGTAGATTTCAATAGTGATTGAGCTTCTTGAACAACACTTTCACCATTATTACTTGTGCCAGTGCTAGCTTTTACAATGTCTGTGAATTGTGCACTAAGTTCAGCATATAATTCTTTTAAACAATTTGCAAATAATGCCAACAAACGAGCAGGTAAACTTAAAATATAACTAATTAATGCATTGATTTTTTTAACAACAGTAACCAAAGCATCAAGTGCTTTTTGTACTTTGTTTAAAAGTCTTGTAACATCGTCAACGTACCTTTTAATTGTTTTAATTTGCTCAATTATAGCATTTGATCCTGGTGAAATACCAAGAGCCGCTAAAATTTCTTTAATAATTGTACGAATGGCTGTGATTGTAGGTTCAAATATTGCAGCTAAAGAAACATTTCTACGAACAAATAAAGTTGTATCACAAGCGTGTGACCGATTATTGTTTGAAACTGCAATGCCTGTATTTTGTATGAGTCCAGCTGACAGTTGTGGTTGTGTTGGATTACCTGATTGTGGTGTATCACCAGTGTTTGGTGCAACCGGTTTATTTGTTTCTGTAACACCTGTAGTTTTAATAACTACTGGCGCTGTTTCTGGTAAAGGATTAATATCTGCCATTTATTTTTGTATTCCTGGTAAAACGCCCATCATGATTGGTGCTTGGCCTGAATCGCCATCCATAAAAAATCCCACCACCCAATCACCTAATCGTGGTACTGAAAATGATTTTGAATTGTTAATTGGATACATTGGTTGAGCCCACGGTAAATCTGTTACAGGCAATTCACTTACATTGTCTGTGTGCCAACCAAATATTCTAAGTTGACATCTGCCCATACCCAAAGGGTCTACTCGGTTCTCAACTACACCGATAAACCAAGTAAAACCATCTTTTCCTAAAAAATTTTCCATTATAATTTAACTGTATTTTGCCAAATACCAGAATCATTGTTAATACCACTATATGGTTTCGGTGTGCTATCTTTTGCAATTTCAAGAACAGTTTGAAATGCTGTTGGTTGTATAATATGTCTTACAGCAGTCACCAAATATTTACCGGAGTAAAATTCATCCAATCCTTTTGTTTCTGTAGTTGGTTTTAAAGTTAGTAAATTAAAGTTAATTGTTCGACCAACAGTAATTCCTGAATCACCAGGTATTTTAATTTTTAACACAGTATAGTTTGCCAATGAAATTTGAGCAGTTCTATTTGGCACATATGTTTCAATTGCAATATCTTTTGCAACTCCACCATTAACTGCCTGCTTTATATATGGCTGATTTTGTTGAAAGGCATTACTAGTAGCCACCTTAAATGAGGCGTTGTATGAATCAGCATTTGTCAAACCTAATCTATTTTTTAATGAGTTTGTTGGACTACCAGGATTTAATGTTTTTGCCTGAGATTTGTATTTGAGGTAATTAAAATCTGTAACCTTACTTGTTCTAGCCATCGTATCAAGAGATATGAGTCGATTTGCTAAAGTACCAGAATTAACATCGTTCATCATATCATAAACTTTAACAAATTCATAATCCAAAACACTTATTGTTTTTTCTTGAAATGATTGTGTCTTATCTTCTATACCTTGTTGTTGATATTTGTATGTGGTATAAATGTTATCTTTAAACATAGATTGCAAAGAACGGAAATTAAATCCGTCTTTTGTTTCAAAAAATAACATATCAGCACCAATTTCACCTGTACCTTTAGGCCTTGCATACGTTGACAACCAACTGATTGCTTCAAAAGGTTTGAAACGAGGCACAATAAAATCATTTATACCATTTGTTTTCTCGATTCGTAGCTTCTCTTTTTTTACTTTTAATTTATCGACTAATATATCAGTAATAACCTTATCAATCTCTTTACCTTTATATGACTTACTAATCTTAGTTTGTTCTGATAATAATAATTCTTCTGAGCAAAAATAAAATGTATAATATTCGGAGTTTAAATTACCAACAGGTTTTCTATCTCCTATTTTATATACTCGATATACTTGTTTATTTGTATTTGAAGCATTTTTAGTTTTGGCAAAGGTTATTTCAACAAATTCATTTCCTGTTAAATCCAACAGCTCAATATATCCTTGAGCATCCACAATAGTGACATAACCAGACACAGAAAAACTATAGATATCTTCATAATATGATAATTCTATTAACAACTTTTTCATTTCAAATCGTTGGCCAGAACCTGTTAAAAAATTAATAGATTCTAAAGAATAATCTTGAGGATAATATGCACCAGGATTTTCTACATCGGTGTAAATATTTTGGTCAATTTCAGCCATATTTTAAGCAGCCATCAAATCAGTAAATTGTTTTTCTAATTGGTCAACATAAGCAGAATTTAAAATTCTAATACTTCTCTTTGATTCATTTAAATTTAATTCATAATCATAATATGATACAGCAGATTTTTCAATTGTAATCGCTACATTTCCTGTTGGTAATGTATATGTAAGTGTTCCTGTGACCAACGAGTTATATGTGGCCTGGTCAATAACAATATTTTTCAATGTTGTGGTCAAAGTATTTGTATCATACTGTGTAATATTTTTTTCATAATGATGCACAGTTGAGTATGGATTAAATGATGGATACTTATTTGTTATGTAAGCATCAAAGTCATTAGAATTAAGTGGCCAGTCCCATTGTGGATCTGTAATCTGATTTGCAAACAACACCACCCAATACCGATAAGAATCACCGTAATATTTGTATGCAACAATTTCAGGTGTATCGCTATCCTGTATATCATAATCATAAAATACCATTGGATTTTTTAATATCTCAGGTATAATGGAACACCGAGCCATCAAATCGGTCATAATAACAGAATTACGATTTGCATCCGTTTTTATAATTTTTGGTAATGTATTAAAATATTGCATTTTAATATCCTTGTTCTATTCTATCTCTTGTCAAGAGTTCGATTTCTTTAAAATTAATAGTTAATTGAATTTGAGTTGGTGCACCATCAGACTGAGTGGTGAAACCGTTTGGCGCATAATTTACATCTATATTTTCTATAACACTTTTGGTTATCTTATTAATTTTTTTATTCTCTTGGCCATTAAAAAAGAATTTTGGTGTAAAAATAGAAGGAGGTACAAAAAACATACCAGCTGAACCTGTAGCCAGTCGAGGAGCGGCATGAACTTTAAATAGTTTAATAATTTTTTCTACTGTTGCAGCTTCCTGTTTTGAATATGGTGTAAATGTAAAAGCCATCTGATAAGTTCTAAAATCAATACCTTCAAACAAAATTTGTTGTTGTGGGTTAAAAGCGTAACCTTGACCTCTTAGTAGTAATTTAGCTGGTCCTGAATTAATGGCTCCCAAAACAGTTTTGGCCGCTTTGCCAATAATAGGTGTTTGTTGTGCTGCGGTCGCTAAACTTAATTTGTCATATTGAGCTGCATATGTAAAATTTACTGTTTCTGGAATATATAATGAAATTGTTCCAACTGTTTTTAATTCTGGCTGGGTAAATTGAACTGATTTTAAAATACTGTTTGGATCTTCACTAAACTTAGAAATACTACCAGCTAATTGATTGAATGTTTCTACAGGACTTGTGATTGCATCTGTGATTCCGCTGGCTGCAGCTGCGGCCGCTGACTTGGCTGCACCAATAAGTTTATTCGTTACTTCATTAAATGTGGCGGGTTTTATTTCGCTAATTGTAAACTGAACATAATGACCTCTGGTTGCAGATTGTAAATCTCGTGGATACTGTAAATCGGTTCGACCAAATGCATTTTGATAAAGAGAACCAAGAGGTCCGTTAACCACTGCACCAGGTATTGATACACCGCCAATGGATGTTGGTATTGAAATGATAGCCATTAGGTTGTCCTAAAAGAGAGATACATAATACTATATTTATGGCATATTCTGGACGATTTACACCTTCTAACCCCCAAAAATACATTGGGGACTACAAGAATATCATCTACCGCTCATCATGGGAAGCAAAGGTGATGAACTGGCTCGACAAAAATTCAGAGATTATCTCGTGGGCATCTGAAGAACTCACGATACCCTATAAGTCACCTGTTGATGGCCAATGGCACCGATACTTTCCTGATTTTCTGGTGAAGATGCGAACACGAGATGGTTTACTCAAAACAATGGTACTTGAAGTTAAACCTAAACGACAGGCACAACCACCAGAACCACGCAAACGAATCACTAAGCAGTATATCAATGAAGTAACTACATGGGGAGTTAATCAATCCAAATGGAAAGCCGCCACCGAGTTTTGTTTAGACCGTGGTTGGGAGTTCAAAGTTCTCACGGAAGACCATCTTGGACTGTAACTAAATAGTAGATGGCATCGAAACTTACACAATTAGCACGACAAAAGACTGCTTCGGAACTTCAAACGATGGGCCGAGATGCTTATCGTTGGTTGACCAAGAAGATAAGTTCACTTAGTAACTCTACAGGTATTGCTTCTACGATTGCACGAGAAGATAGAGGTAATCACTTTTATAATGGTGGTTTATATTTCTTTTATTATGATCCAAAAACAAAAGCAGATTTACCATATTATGACCGATTCCCATTGGTATTGGTATTAAACATTGAAGCAGATGGTTTTACTGGTCTAAACCTACATTATTTACCAATTCAGTATCGAGTCGCCTTTTTGGATAAATTGATGGATTTTGCGGTGGTTGACGGCAATAAAGACATACAGCGTATGAATGTCACCTATGACATATTGAACGCCTCCAGACGGTTTAAAGAGTTTAAACCATGCTTCAAAAAGTATCTGATGAGCCATGTTCAGTCAAAAATACTTGCCGTGCAGCCAAATGAATGGGACGTTGCGGCATTCTTGCCAATTCAACAGTTTAGGAAAGCTGCACCGGCCAAAGTGTGGCAAGAATCACTAGAACAGATACGATAAGGAAACAAAATGGCTGGTAACATTAGCGACTTCAAAGCAAGTTTTAGAAAAGACCTAGCACGACCAAATAGATTTGATGTCAGTATTCCTGTTCCATTAACTTTGATACCTTATGTCAATAATGCAAAGAGTTTAACTTACCGGTGTGAGAGTGCTAATTTACCTGGTCGGTCACTAGCAACCACAGAACAAAAGATTGGTTCAAATCCTGTTGAAAAATATCCTTATCTTACAACATTTAATGATATGCAGTTAACATTTATGGTTGATGATGACATGAGCCAAAAGGTATTTTTTGACGCTTGGTTAAACTTTATCAATCCACAATATAATTACAATTTTAGATACAAAGGTGATTATGCAACAGCTATTACTGTAAATCAATATGATGTTACAAATCAAATATCATATTCTTGTAATTTATATGATGCTTATCCTATTTCTATTGAAGCTTTAGATTTAGATTGGGCAACCGATGGATACCACAAACTAAGAGTTACATTTGCATACACATACTGGCAGAACAATTCGTTGCAGGCTTATGGTATGCAACTGGTTGATGCTGGTCTTGCATTTGTTTCTGATGCAATTGGTGGTTTAGGTGGTAATGCGGTTGGTGCTTTAGGTCAGTCTGGTAATTTTTTACCAAATGCTTTAGCTGGTGGAAACACACAAGAACTAGAGATAAGTGCTTTAGATTTAATAAGTCAAAGAGATGCAAACAACATAGTATAAAAAAATAATTTTAATTTATTATAGGAGTTAATTATGGCTTTACCAAAAATTGATGTGCCGACATATGAAATTGAGTTGCCGGTTTCAAAAACTAAAATTAAATATAGACCATTTCTTGTAAAAGAACAACGAAATCTATTAATGGCCATTGAATCGTCTGAATCAACCACCATTCAACAAAACATTAAAGATATTCTTTATAATTGCACTCTTACAGAAGGTGTAAATATAGAGAAATTGCCTATCATTGATGTTGAATATTACTTCGTCAATCTTCGTGCCAAATCAGTTGGTGAGATAGTTGAATCACGGTATCGTTGTAATAATGTGGTTGATGATGTTGAATGTGGTAATATTATGGAGAAAGAAGTTGATTTAACTCAAATTCAGGTACAAATGAATGAAGATGTTTCGGCTGAGATTAAACTTACATCAAACATTTCAATTAAGTTAAAGTATCCAGAGTTTGGTATTGTTAAAGATTCTTTGCAATATGAAAATATTAATGATGTCACCTTTCATATGATCGCACAGAGTATTGAATATATTTATGATGGTGAACAATTTTACTACGCAACTGAATCAACACCAGAAGAATTAATGGAGTTTGTTGAAGGTTTAAACCAAGAACAATTTGGTAAGATTGAAAATTTCTTTAATAATCTACCAAAATTAAAAGAAACATTGGATATTAAATGTAGTAAATGTGGTTTCGAACATAAAATTGAAGTAGAAGGACTTGAAAGTTTTTTCGTTTAATATTTCGTCATGACAATTTAAAGAATTACTATAAGACAAACTTTGCATTGATACATCACCATAAGTATAGTTTGTCAGAGCTTGAAAATATGATGCCTTGGGAACGGGACATTTACGTTTCTATGTTGATTGCGTATATTGAAGAAGAAAACCAAAAGATACGGGAAAGACAAAGAAAATAGTAAATGGAATACGGCAAAGCTGAAGGCATACGAAAAAAAGGACTTGCAGGCCTCATCACCAACAATTTGGTTGAAGGTCAAGGCATTGGTTCGTCTTTTGGTTCCGCCATATCCGATAGAACCAAAGCCACATTCACTGGCATTCAAGAAAAGTTCGACCCACTCAATATTGCCAAGAAACTTACTGGCGGTTCTAATCTAGCACCAGCACTTCTCGGCCGTTTAATGGGTCGTAAACAATCCACAATAGAACATTTTGCCAAACCAAGAAAAAGACCTTCTGCACGAGGAGTTAATTTTGAAACTGGTGGTGCATTAGAAGAAGGCGGTGAATCAACTAAAGTGTTGGGAATGATTTATGAAGAATTAAAAATGGCTGAAGAAACCAGAAAGTCATTGGCCAAAGCCAGAAAAAAAGAAGATGAATCAAATGAAGAAAGAGAAATACAAAAAAATAAAGCTATCATTGCAGCTTTGACGGGTAGAAAGAAAAAAGAAGAAGAAGATAAAAAGAAAAGAAAAAAGAAAGAAGAAGTAAAAGAAAAACCTGCTGCACCATCAAAACCTACGGCACCTTCAGGTAAAGGCAAAGCACCTACTAAAGAAGCACCAAAGCCACCTACTAAAGAAGCACCAAAGCCACCTACTAAAGAAGCACCAAAGCCACCTACTAAAGAAGCACCAAAGCCACCAGCTAAGCCAGTAGAAAAACCAACAGCTGCGCCTGCACCTAAACCAGAGGTTAAACCACCAACTGCGGCGCCAGCGCCAACAGTTAAACCACCAACAGCAGCAAAACTTCCTGGAAAAGAAGGTGTGATTGCAGCTGGAAAAGGAGTAATAGGAGTATTAACAGCAGCTTTAACGTCAGCAGGCATAACAAATGCTTATGCACAAAAAGCAATTTTAGCCAACGTTGGTAAAGAAACAGGATTTAAACCTAGAAATGAAGATTTAAAAGCGTATGCAAACACTTCAAATAAAAGAATACGAGAAGTATTTACTACTAGAGCTGCAAAATATACTGATGAAGAATTAAACCAAATTAAAAAAGACGAATATAAATTTGCTGAAATGGTGTATGGAAAAGATACGGCTATTGGCCAATCAATGGGCAACACACAAGAAGGTGATGGTTTTAAATATCGTGGCCGCGGTGCAATTCAATTAACTGGTAAAAACAATTACAAAGCATACTCAAAGATTGTAGGACAAGACCTTGTATCTAATCCTGAATTAGTTAATCAACCAGATATTGATTATAAAGTAGTGGCCGAATTTGTAAAAAAGGGAACTAATGGAAAATTAGATTTTCAATCTCAATCCGAAGCAAACAGAGCGGTTACTCAAGCAATTGGTGGAAAAAAATTAAATTTGGATGAAGGCATTGGTGCTAAGATATTACAGACAGTAAATGAATATTCAACCGCTTTAGATAATGTTTCAAATGCAGGATCACAAATAGACCAATCATCAAAAGAAAATAAAGATTTAAAACGGACTGAATCTGATAAAAATGCAAACATTGTAAATACCACCAATGTTAATCAAACAAATAATACACAACAACCAAGTAAGAAACAAAAAGAGAATGACAGGCCAGCAATTCTTGAAAAGAGTAAAGGTTAAAAATGGACTACGAACAAGCCGATAGAATAAGAAAAAAAACACTATCAGATAGAATTGCTGAGAAAATGGTTGGCGGAGAGTCTTTTGGTAAATCCATTTCTAAATCTGTTTCAGAAGGTGGTAAAGCTAGAATGACAAACTTGAAGAAGAAGTTTGATCCAATGAACATTGCCAAGTTTATGACTGGTGGTTCAAATTTGGCTCCTGCTATTGTTGGTAGATTGATGGGTAGAAGTGAAAAGAATATGAAATATTTTACCGGTAAGCAAGGTAAAATGGACACAGCATCAAAGATAAAACCCACTAATGAAGGTGGGGAAGGTATGTTAGAGATGCTCAATGAGATTTATCTTTTGTTGGAAGATTCTCGGCGTTCACTTGAAAATCTATCACCCACAGAAGAAGAAATATTTGAAAGAGAATTGAGAGCTAGACAACGCCATAAAGAATTAATGGATGCTTTAGGTTATAAATCAACAAAAGAAGAAACAGCAACAAAGAAAGAAGAACCAGGTAGTTCAATACTTGATGATATATTGGCCATGTTTGGTTTAAAAGACCTTGGTAAATTAGCAATTAAAGGATTAGGTAGCCTAGCATCAGCCGCTGTTACTGGTGTTGGTGGAGTTTTATTAGGTGGTGCAGCTGCAGCTGGTATTGCTTATTTCATGTATAAAGTTTTGACTGATGAATCCAGTTACGATAAAGATCCAAACTCACCTTTTAATTTGGCCTTAAAACAAGCAGAAGATATTGGAGGTCTTGCTGGTGCCAAAGATGAGGAAGACCGTATTAGAAAACTTCCAGAATATGAAAAAACAAAAGCTGAAATTGCTAATTATGAGAAAAACTACAATGAAGGTGATAAATTAAATGATGCACAATTAAAAGGATATGCAGAGCGAGGTCCAGAAGCTGCACGAGCAGTTCAAGATTATAAAATTGAAAGAGATAAGTTACTTGGCAAACCTGCCACAGTACCAGCGACAGCAACACCAGAATCCAATTCAGGACCCACAGCGACACCAACGGCTTCAGCAGAATCTTCCGACACGGCCACACCAATGCCTGCGGCGCCTGCATCAGCAGCCGTAATGCCAGCAACTAATGAAAATTTAGAAATGAATTTACCAAAGGATTCAACTTTGGCTGGTGAAACAATCAATACAACAAATATCAATACACAAAATCAACCATCTGAGCAAAGTGTCACCGAGATTCCTTCGGTAAGGAATATGGAAGAAACATTCCAAAGAATGATATTATACAGTACCAGAGTTGTATAATAACCAATAAAAAACCCACCATAAAGGTGGGTTTCTTTTAAGAAAGAAAAAATTACTTCTTCTTTTCGTCTTTCTTAACTTCTTTCTTAACTTCTGCTTTTGGAGCTTCTTTCTTTGGCTCTTCTTTCTTAGGAGCTTGAGCAAAGGCGGTTACTGCAAATGCAGCTGCGAGTAGAGAAACTATGTATTTCATTTTACTTCCTTTCAATCAAAGTTAAAAAATCACAAACAACTCATCATTAATCTTCTTCAGCGAGTTTGCTGAAATAAGCCATATCATCATCTTCAGAATTATCTTTGAATGGAGAATCATTAGATTTAGTTTTGGCGTCAAAGTTCTTCGCTTTGGTTTGTTCTACAGTTGTCTTTGGTGCTTCACCATTGAGGCCTAGAACTTTATCAAGGCGTTGTTTCAGAACATCATATGACTTGAATTCTTTATCAGAAGTCATTTCAGCCAAAGAAAACTCCGACTTCCAAATCTTTTCTAATTCATCATCATCACTCAACAATGGAGATGATGATTCAAATTCAGACTTGTCATAGTTCTGATAACCTTCAACTTTACGAATCTTTAACTTGAAGTTGGCACCTTTCCACAAATCAAATGGATTGACTGCTGTTTCATCTTCAAACTGAGGATTCATTGCTTCAGTAATCTTATCAAAGATTTTCTTACCAAACTTAAACAATTTAACCTGACCTTCATTCTCAGGATGTTTTGGGTCGGACACAATATAAACATTGGCAATGTAATTTAGTTTACGTTTTTGCTTACGAACAATATCTTTATTTGCTTCGATACCAGAATTCCACAATGAAGAATTGTGTTCACACACAGGACATTGTTGATTCTTGGTGGTCAGACAGTTATCAATCAACCATCCGCCTGCTCCTTGAAATCCATGTGAGAATATTTTGACCCATGGTAATGCATCATCGCCATCTACAGCAGGTGCTGGCAGAAAACGAATCGTAGCCGTGCCGTTGCCAGCTTTGTCTACTTCTGGTCGCCAGAAATTATCGGATTTTTCGTTGCCCTCGGATGAGGTATTGAGTGCCTCGATTGCTTTAGATAACTTATCGAGGTTGCCAGATTGGCGTTTGAGGTTCGCAAATGAACTCATAATTTACTTCCTTTCGTATAAACGGATTATTAACGGTGTATAAAACGGCTTGTCCACATTATTCATTATATAAGAATATTTATCCAATGTCAAGTGTACATTTTCAAAATACCGATGGTAGTAATGGCATCAGTATGAAGTATACCAATACCACCTTCTACTCGCCATTGGTCGATGTTTTGTGAAGTATCATCAATCAATAGTGAATTTTGGTTAGAGAAATTCTTTTTCAACCTTTTACCTGGTACCAAATTAACAGGAAACTCAATGTTATGGTTATTCAACCACTCTATCTTTTGTTCCCGAATCTCTGCATCTCGTTTCTCAGAGGAAGTGGATGAAAGAATCTCTGTTGGTATCTTTAATGACCTAAGATAGTTAATCAACATCATCGCATCAGGCATCAAGTTTAATTTAGCAAATTGTCTGTCAGCAATGAAGGTTGTGAAAAACTTATCAAATGTTTTATATGTGTCCGCATCTTTTGGTGCAATCTTATATAATTCTTTGTATCGTTTATCAAAGTCAGCAATCACACCATCCATGTCCAAGTAAATCTTGGTAATCTTATGCATATTCTTTAATCTTTTCTTTTAAAATTTGTTTATACTTTTCTTTATCATATGGTATAAACGGTGTATATTTTTTTATAATTCTTTGGTGTGTTGGCCAAATAATATCTTCTGTAATTTGTTTCTCCCATTTTGGCATACAACCAAGTATATCAATTAGGATACAAACTGTTTCCAATGAAATCTTCTCATGCATCATCTTAGTAATTAACATTGGCCAACCACCATCAATAGGTTTGAAATAATCGTCAATGTGCCAGAATTCGGCACCATCAACACTATCAAACATATACATTATATCATTCTCAAAGGTATATGTCAAGCTCTGTTGAGTTTTTTGCCACTTAGTATAGTTCTCATCACCATCTTGTAATAAGTCACCTACCCAATCACCTTTACCTTGTATAAAGTTGGCAATATAGAAGTTCTTCAATTCATCCAAATTGTATTTACGGGATAGTTTATAGAATTGGTATTTTGATTTGTTGGTGGTGAATGTCTGTTTAGATACATTTGTTTTTCCGTTATACTTAAAGTAATCATAAGATTCGGAAGTAAAATGTAATTTCAAAGCATTCCATAAGGCATATGCGGCAAAACCGGTATTCTCTGTCATGACTAATTAGATTGGCAACTTAGAGCTTTTCTTAATCAAATTTAATTCTTGTGCTTCTTCACGAATTTTTGCTTTGAGTGCGGAAGAAATTAATGTAGATGCCACTTCAACTTCTAATCCCGTTTCTTTGCAATGGTGTAGAATGGCATCCATGTGATTACATCTCAATTTGAATGCCAGTTCTTCAATCATCATGCTAAAATCTTTAATCTCACCTTTTGTTGGCATATTATATTTTACTTCTCTCTTTATAAAAAATGTGATTACCAATCTGTGTGATTCTTGGTAAATTCCAATTAGGCTTCACATAATTGGCATGATAATACATGGCCTTTTCACGATGAAGTATAACATGAGAAACTTCGGATGTCAAGGCTTTCTTTGCAACAAGTACCGATTCTTCCCATTGGTATGAATTACGAATCATACTGTATGCTGAACTACAGAACCAAGAGAACTGGCAGACTATTCTACCATTCACTTCATCTTTTTGCTTGACAACACCACAAACTGTTTTAGGAAATTTACCAGAGTTTACACGATTGAGTGTTACTTGTGCTACTGCTAGTTTACCTTCAAAGGACTCACTAGCAGATTCATAATAAATGTTTTCAGCAAGGCATTGTACCTCGTTACTGAAATGATTGCCAAGATTTGAAACAGTTGCTTTGTTTGCTTGTGCCTTGGCTACGGGAATTAGTAGATTAACTGCAATGAGAACTGTTGAGATTGCAATTAAAAATTTATTTGTTACTTTACGGTTGAAATACATTTTTCTTCCTTTTTGATTACGGCGGCCAAACATCTGACCGCCTTGGTCTCCAATTACGAATTCGTTTTCGATTTTATTTTTACTTCAGGTTGTGGAGGGGTTTGAGAAACGAAACCATTGAGCATCTCTGCTTTTTTAATGATTTCTTCTTCGGAGGGAAATGGTGGAAAACCTGGATGTTGTGGTGAAGGAGTTCCGTTAATTTTGGATTCTTCTACCTTGGTTGTCCACTCGTTTGAAATAACTTCACGCTTGCCATAATAGTCATCGGTGAGCATTTCTTTGGCCATTTTTAAGAGTTCTAGCCGTATCTCATAGGGTGTCATACTCATTTACTTCTCCTTGTGTGTGTTTATGTGTATTACCAGCGGTTTGTGTTGTGCTGGTGATTTATTTATCCAGGTGATTCTGTTGCTAAGTTCACCTGGTGAAACTCCGCTTACCTTATTCAGGCAGCAAGTGCATACTTATTATCGTTTGCGGTTAAATCAATTGCTTCTTCGACCGAGTGTCCTCAATCCTAACGTCTTTAGCTTTGACGATTCTCCATTGTTTTATTTTGCCATGTCGAATCTAAGCACCCCCATCAGAAGTATATTACCACAACTATAATGTGTGTTTGCTACCGGAAACTCGGTTCGTTAATATACTTTTGGTGGAGGTGGGCGGATTTGCACCGCCGTCCACAACAACTTTTAAACAACTTCTACGAATTACTTCAATATAAAAAGTATTGCTAATACACACACAGCAAATGCACAGGCACCCATGTAGAAAGCAAAACTTTTTACTTTATATTCTTTTACACAATCTTTGCTAGGCATTACAGGATCCTTTCTAGTAACCAAATAACAAAAAGAAAACTTAAACCACCAGCCAATATTTTTAGAGCTCCCATTTGTCTTTCGTTCTGCTCGGGCGTGCAGAGTTTTTTCCAATATCTATTCATAGTGTCCTATTATAAGTGTTTATACTTATTTAGTCAAGCCGTTCAGTCAATGTTTACCATTCTTCTCATAATATGAAATGGCATTGACTAGGCCTGTTATGTGATCCTCAGTCTTTTGTTTGAACACGATAGGACTCGAATCCTCAACGGCCATGACGATAACCAAGTCATGGATAGGTTCACCAATCAACTCCTCATACATCAAGGCATAGGCAGATGTTTGCCAAAAGTAATCTTCAATATCTTCGTGGCTCTTAATTTTTTTGGATGTTTTAAAATCAATTACCGAGAGTGTGCCATCAAACTCAGCAATGCAGTCCACTCGGCCTGCCATGTTTAATTGTTTAGACCATAATGCCTGTTCTTGGTAATGAATATTGTTGATACGATTCAGCTCTGGCTTAATTGATAAAAACATTTCATGTGCATCAGGCATAATATCACCTAATGATTCATTGTTTAAATATCGTTCACATAATGTATGAACATTGGTACCACGAGAAGTGGCTTTCTTTGTAATGGCATTGGCAACATCTTCACCCACTTTGTTACGCCATGCTTGAAAGATATGTTTCTTTTGAGCACCAATTACTGTGGTAACCGATGGTAGTTTTGTACCGTCAGGTAGTTTATAGAATCGTTTACCGTCAGGAAATGTTTCTGATTGCAGGTCTTGTAATTGTTTTGGTGGGCAGTAATTAAACATTTTCTCTCATTTTTAAAAAACTATTAGTCCAACTTTTCAACACCATGGCATTTGGTGCATTTCTATCTATCTTTTGTATTATATCGGTTGATAAAGAAATACGCAAATCATTTGATTTATTTTCTTGTACCTCATGAATAACATATGCTGGAAAAAATACCAGTAATCCTTCCTTAGGTTCAATGTGTATATGTTTTAATTCTGATTTATCATTACGAATAAATGCACCATTATCATCAATAATGTTTTCTGTGCTAAGTAATACCAAATCACCAGAGTTTTCTTTGGCACGAATATAATAGGTAGCCGTGAGTGAGGCATCATTGTGTGCATGAGCTTCAATACTTTCACCTGGTTCTTTAATATTGGCCCACGCCATTACATAATCAGGTTCAATGTTTAATTGTTGTGCTTCTGATATAAGAGAGAACACATGTTTCTTAACAGCCAAATTTATAATGTTCTTTAGATAGTTTAAATGTGGTCGGTCATATTCCCATAAACTATCTTTTGGATTGGCATCACGGCCTGTTGCAATGTCTTTGGCAATCCAATACAGTTCTTCTTCTAATTCCCAATTAAATTGGTTGTTTAGTCCTGTTTCAACAGTCCAGTATGGTGATATCCACCAATTACTCTTTACAATATCCATTATTCTTTTTTGGTAACAAACTTTGATTTAATTCTATCAAAGAATGCAATCTCCTCTGGTGTAAGTGTAACTCCATCAACATTCTTGCGATACTGAATTGCATCATTTTCCATTAGTTTGATGTCACCCATATATTTAAATTTATTGGTGATGTGTTTCGTATCATAGGCATCCATAATAACATGAAAACGATCTTCATCTGAATCATTACGAATCTGGTGCCAAACATTCACCCACATAATATACACAGAACCATCAGCAGGCATATGCAACGATTTACCTTGGCAGATATGAACACACTTCTTATTGGTGATTAATGGTATATGAATACGAGCCATGTAATTGTCTGTGGCTGCATCTTTGTGAACTAATGATTTAGAGTGTGCCTGTAAGCATGATACTCTGGCACGGCGTGGATAGAATCCTAATTCTTCTAATTGATTCAATACTTCTTTAATATAACCTGTGCAACCTTGAGTTGGATTCTTATGTTCAAAGGCATGAGCAACATCAAGATATTTCATGGCTCGCCAATTGTATTGACCATTGGGAAAGAATAAATCGTTTGTTTCTTTATCATCTGAGTGATATACTTCCCAACCATCTCGCCAATCACCAGTTCTAGATGTCAATGTCCAACCACCAAAGCCATGATATTCTACAGTTTCAAATTCTTCACCTTGAACTTGTTGTTTACCAAGTGTGAAAACATTTTCTTCAACTTCTTTACGGAGTCGGTCAATGTCTACTTTAAAATCTAATTTTTCAATCCACATTATAAGTTTCCTGTTTCATACAACATATTACAAACATCATCATAGGTATATGTATTCGTTGCCAAAGAGAAGGCCATTCTATTATCACCACCACTTACGCTGTGTGGTTTACTTACATCAAGAACCCATGCATCATATTGTTCTGCAACAAAGCTTTTTGTTTTTTCCAAATCATTTTCATTAAATATGAAACCTTCTTTTTGGTTCTCTATTTGATATTTCTTTGGCTCACCTTTAAATTTATAAAGCTGTGTAATACAATTATCTGTTTCAATATAAAAATTAATTGTTACCAAAATACCTGTGTCTGTATGTGGAGGTATTATAGTATTAATTTTCATTAATGTCAAGCAAAAATTCTCTCTATGTTGGTTAGGTACCACATTAAAGAGAGAATTGGTATTTGAATGATTGATGTTGAAGTATTCGATGCCTTTAAACTGGTCGTTTACTTGTTCACCAAATCGTATGCGAGAACCGATTATATCAAATGGTTCTGGATTGAATTTGTATTTTAATTTTTGAAACATAACAAATCATGGTGTATTAAGCCTTAGAGGCTTTCCATTCTTCATATTGACGAATAATTGGGCAATCATAATCCCAATTAATGCCTTCGTGTGGGTTGGCATTAGCTGCTGCAAAGCGTTTACCTTGGACGTGTTCAATGATATCGATACCGGGGTGTAGTATTTTTTCTAAAATATCAGCATACTGTTCAATCATTTGAAAAAAACGACTTTTATCTTCTGGTGTTAAATTCAATATGTCATTACCTAATTGACTATCAAAGTAGTGAACAATGTGTTTTCTATACTTTTCAATTTCTTCCTCTGTTACTGTGCCATCACGATTTAAATCGGCGTCAGCAATACCATCGGCATTGAAATCAATATCTTTAATGTTTATCATTTAGCAAATCCTTGGATAAATTTTGTTTTTACAATTAATTTTATTTTATCTATTAATTTAGAAGTTTTTACAATTGATTTTGCACAGAAAAAACTACCTAAACATAAGAACCACATCATCCATGATCCAAACAATCCTAATTTATATTTCTTGGGTAACATAAACACAAGTTTACACACTACACGACCAATTTTCATTAGTATCTTACCGACAGGATTATCTTTTTCAATAGTTCCCATGAGATACGCCATGTGTTCGGCCCAAGGTGTGGCAATTTTATGAGCCCACTTTGTAGTTGCTTCTTTTTGTTTTTGATTTCTTTCTTTTTTGTTTACCCATAACATAAAATCAGGACCTGTACCGTCCATCCATGCTGTTACTGTTTTAGCCCAACGAATATAACCACGGTAAACAACCTTATCATTTTTCTTTAACCAAGAACCATACTTTTGATCAGCAGCCCACACACGATAGTCCAACATACCAAACTCGTATAATTTGGCACAGATAATCTTAGAACAATTACAAGCACAGTTACAGTTAAATGAAGTTTCTGCTGTGGTGCAGTTATAGGTACAAGCACAGTTACAATTTGTTTGTAACCAGTTTTGTGCATCACAATTGGTGCAATTTACCCCGCCAGAAATTAAACAATTATTACATTGAATATTACCACAGTTACAGTTACTTGTGCAATTACCATTGTTGCAATTGCCTTGTGTATTGTTCTGAAACCAATTTTTACTGTAAAAATTGTTCATGGCCGGTGTTGCTGGCCGTTGAGTAGGTACAATCTGGTTGTTCAGAAATTGTAGGCTGGATGAGAAAGTAGGTGATTGACCTATTTTACTATTTACGTCATTAAAACTAATTGCTCCAGATGATGGTAATGTCATAGTATTACTCGATTAATTGGTTATTTTAGTATTTATATCATCGGCCAACCGTGATTTACCATAGACTTCCACACCTTCAATCTCACCTATCTTTTCACTTACGACCTTGATCGGTATAATCTTTTTCTTTGGTTCTTCTTTATGTTCATACACGGTACCCCAAATATCTTGGCGATCCAATGGCAATTCTGGATGTTTAATTAATACAGGAATATAACCCGTCATACGAGCCAGAGCAATTGCAAAAAGAGCCACATTGTCTGAATATGAATTGGCACAAGAAACATCCCAAAACTTTTTATCTAAGAACATACAGGCACCTTGACATAGGTGTAAAACTGGACATTTAGGACACTCTTTACGATTTGACCAATGGGTTGAGGTCTTAATCTCAACCTTATCAAATTCTTTTAGGTTACCACCATAATGTGATTCACCGTTCTTACCCTCCTCAACAGCACTTACGTTTTGGCAGGTCATTACATTACCTCGTAAGTCTACCGCCAAGGTGTGTTCATTGTCCATCCCACACTTTTGATTGAGATATTTTGATTCTGAGTGTGATAAAACAGCCTGAGTGAAACCATCTATTTTACCTAATTGTCCAAAGAATCCAATCTGACCATTGGTTGAAAATATATCTGAGAAAGCTGTTCTGCGATATTCAAAATGTTCAGCTTTGGTTTGCAAACTGTTCTGCATACCATCTTCATCGTAACTATCTACAATACCACCTTCACCCAATTTAATATCAGTATCACCAGTGAGTTTAACAAACCAATCATAAATCTCTTTGCGTGATTTGTTTTTACTATTCATCATTGGATTAAAACTGATGCCTTTACCTAATCGGGTCATTGCACGATAGAAATCTAAAATGATTTTCTTTTGGTCTAGATCATCAAATGGATCAGGACCACGAACTGATTGACCAGGTCCATCATGTGAGATTGATACAGAAAAGTCCATCATCATCAACCAATCACAAATATCTGGTGTCAAAATAGAACCATTGGTGATTACAGAGAATCGTGGTTTATTTTCCCAATGTTCAAAGCGCTCACGAATGGTCTCAGCCAATGGCTTCATTGTCTTCCAATAGACAAATGGTTCACCACCCCAAAACTCAATCGCAAGGCCTTTTTTTTCATCAAACTCCAATGTGTCAAACATCTCCATAAAAGCATCAATATCTTTCTTGGATGTTTCAGGCATGCGCTCAACAAACTTCTGAGAACAATAGTCGCATGAATAGTTACAACTCAAACCCATTTGGATTTTAAGTAACTGAACATTCTTAGATTTTTTAAGTGGATGGTCTTTGTCGAATGGACGATAAGGTGTTAAATTATGATTATGAACCGTTCCTTCAGGAAACTGAAAGGTGATTCCATCTTCACTCTTTAATGTATTGGTTTCATTGTCATAGTAAAAGATTTTTTTATCGTTTGCACTTCGTTCAGAGTGTATTTCAAATATCATTTCAATTCCAATTTGTTTTTAATAACTGTATATATCTTTGTGTTTTTTCGTGTTCTATTGATTGTTTACTATATTCAACCAACTCTTGCCTTACTCTTTCTTTGTTCGCTGATTCGTAGTATAGCCGCTGTTGTTTTGACATCATTCGCTTCTTGCTCATCCGTTCTCCTTTGGTCTTGATTATATTTTCGGACACGCTGAGCTTTTACTATGGGAGCAATTTTATCATTGACACCTCGCCGTTTAGTTAATAGAATAGGGGTTTGAGTATTGAATACTACCATTCTCTAGGCAACTTTGTTTTGTGTGATTTGTGTAAAGTATTTCCAGGTACTGTATCTTTAATTCTCTGTATGACACCTTTCTCAAAGGCTGAATCAGCAGTTTTTGTACGAGGAACATTCATACGACCAACATCACCAAAAACTGGTAGGTTCTCGGCTGAATGATATCGTTGTAGGTGTGGATTTGATTGTATGAATTCATCTAACACCGTGTATGACATACGGTGTTCTTCAACTTCATTGGTTTGTTTATTCAAAAAATCATAGGCCGGCATTAAAGGTACTCATGGGTAAGTGATGAATTCATTGCACGATACCAATCTTTCATAAACTTTGGTACCTCTCGTTTATTTATCTTACCTTTCCATGACCAAAGGTGTGATTTATTCATTTTGTAGTAATTGTGATAGGATCTCAAGGAATCGCCTGGTACCTTACATTCATCAGGCATTGCTGGTGTAGGACCTGTAAACTTGCCGAGTGGTATATTGGTGGGTAGTACCGCCAAATCAGGTATCAATCTTGCCGTAGCATGAACCTTGCCATAACGATAGGTGAATT